GCTCTACACTTTGAGCCTGTTAAATTGATTAAAAACTTATGTGTAAAATAGAACGCATTAGTCAGTAGCAAAGAGATGCAATAATGGACGATTTATCGGTATACGCGAGATCATTGGATAAGGCTAAATACTATGTTTACTGTCTCTATGATA